TCGAGGCTTGGGGGTCCTCGCACGTCGTGGCTCGGGGGTCCTCGCACGTCGAGGCTCGGGAGTCCTCGCACGTCGAGGCTCGGGAGTCCTCGCACGTCGTGGCTCGGGAGTCCTCGCACGTCGAGGCTCGGGAGTCCTCGCACGTCGAGGCTGGCAAATGGGCCAGCGTTCTCCCCGGCAACAACAGCTGGGACGCACCGACCATCAACGGTGGCGTGCTGCTCGAACGCCCGGTGATCGACAACGCCGAGATCTGGCTCGAGTATCACGGCGTTCCCGTTGTCGACGGCGTCGCGACCCTGTTCAAGGCCGTCGACGACGACTACCGGTCGCCGAAGGGATTCTCGTACGTGCCGGGAACGACACCCACCGCGCCCGACTGGGACGGCGGCAAGGAAGAATGCGGCGGCGGGCTGCACTTCTGTCCATCCCCCGCTGTCGCCGGCACGTTCATGACCGGCGCGGCGCACTACGTCGCCTGTCCCGTCCGGGTCGACGACATCGCCGTGCACCATCCCGCGACGTACCCGATGAAGATCAAGGCGCCCGGTTGCGCGGGCCCGGTCTACGAGGTCGACATCAGCGGGAAGGCGATCACCGTCGCGGCTTCGACATGATCGAGCGTTGGCGCTTCCCGCGCCCAGTCGCCATCACCGAGCTCGCCGAGGGCACCGTGCTGGATCCCGCGATGCCCCCGTTCGAGATCTCCCTGTTCGCCGGCTGGACCAGCATCACCATCGGCGCCGACCTCGAACGGCATCCCCGCGAATGGACATTCACGCTCCGGGTCCCGTTCCTGCATCTCGTCATCATCTGCCGGTACGCGCGGTGACGTGCCCCACCGGGCTTCATCCGGTGCGAGAATCACCGAACGACTGCACCGGGTTCCGGCGCTGCGGATGCCGCCACACCCACTTCGTATCGCCCGGTGGTGGTCGAGGGGCGCTCTGCAGCGGCTACCCGTGGACGCAGCTCGTCACCGACAACTGGGCCGACGTCACCTGCGGGCACTGCAGAAAGCATCGGCCGAGCTGATGGGCTACACGGGATGGAAATACTGGCGCGACGAGGACTACGCACGCGTGTTGGCCGGCCCACCATCGCGCCTACAGCGCTCGATCCTCAGGAACACGACTCCGGGCGGCGTCATCCGCACCCTCGCTACCCAGCGCTACGGCTGGACCGAACCACCAACCGAGCCCCAGACCCGCATCGAACGCCTCCTCCAACGGATTCGCTGCCGCTGAACCACAACCGCGCCGACCCTCACGGCGCGGTTCACGGCGCGGTTCACCACCGCCCACCCCGCCAACCCGGAACTGCTCCGCAAACCCCACGGCGCGGTTCGCACCCTACACCCCTTACAGTATAAGGGCCTCCCGAACTGCTCCGTCCGCTACGGTGAAGTTGCGGCGCGGTTCAGGTGCTCCCGATGGTCCGCGCTTGACATACCCCGGTACGCTCAGCGCTCCAGCGCGCACGCGGACCGGGATGGCAAGCCCTCGGGACACCCACCCCACGGAACAGTTCAGACCCACCCCGCGCGCGACCATCCCCACCATGGTCACGAGACGCGCCACACGCCGATGCACCACCCCCTGGTGCCCCAACCCAGCCCAGCGCGGAGGCAAGTGCCGAGCCTGTCGGAACACCATCGACAGCAACCGCAAGACCGGGACCATCTACACGACCACCCGATGGAAGAAGCTCAGCGCCCAAGTCAGACGCGACGAACCCATCTGCCGCGTCTGCCGGAGTGAACCCTCCACCCAGGTCGACCACATCACCCCCATCGAAGACGGAGGCGACCCCTGGGACCTCCACAACCTCCAAGGCATCGGCGACCGCTGCCACGGCCGCAAGACCCGCGCTGAGGGAGGGTCTACCGGACGGTCGTACCCACCCTCCAGGAGGGCCTGACCACTGCCGGTGGCGCCCACCCCCCCACGGGTGGGGGGTGTCGGCTGACGTATCGGCGTGCCGCCGATACCGTTCACCGGTCCCTGGCGTGCGCCAGGGACGGTCATCAAGTTGTGATGACCCGGGTCTACGCTGCGCCCCAATGCGGCGTGGAGCGAACGACAAGGCGCGGCGCCCTGAGGGGCTGACGGCTGACGAGGCGCGCGGCCGTGAAGGGCTACCTTCGCTGCCCCGGGACGAGGTCGAGACGAAGGTCCGGAAGCCCAATCGGCGTAAGGGCTAGCGGTCTTCGTGGCCGCCAGCGGGACTCGCCGCCGTCCGGCGAAGAAGACGCCGGCGAAGGTCGTCGCGCTGCCGGGCGTTCAGGTCCCAGCGCGTGTCGGGCGCGCGGGTCTGCGGGCGCCGGCGTGGCTGTCGAAGGACGCCCGGGCGGCCTGGGTCGACGTGGTCGGCAAGCTCGAGGAGGTGCTCCCCGAGGGCGCGCTCAACGATCTCCACGCGCCGGCGCTGGCGCTCATGCTCGAGCACTACGTCATCGCGGCCGAGGCGGCGAAGTCGATGCGGTCCGGGAAGTCCGGCCGGAGCGTGGTGCTGGTGGCGGATCCGGCGCACGGTGATCGGGTCGGCCGGCGCCACCCGGCGGCGCTGGTGATGCGAGACCACGGCAAGGCGTTCCTGGAGCTCGCCCGTGAGTTCGGGATGACGCCGAAGGCGGCGGCGCTGCTGGATCTGGACAAGCTGGGCGGCGTCATCCCGGACGACGATGACGACGACGACCTCTTCGACTCGTAGGGGCCGTCACTCGTCCCGCGGTATAACGCGGGCGGAGCTCGATCGGCGCTCGCCTGGGCTGTACCGGCTCCTCGAGGAGCGCCGGCGAGCGGCTCCACGTAAGGGGCGCCGGGGGCTGGCCACCGAGCTCAAGGAGCTGGGGTCGCCGCGGTGGGCGACGCCGATGCCGTCGACGAAGGCCCGGGCCGGCGGCGCGTACTTCGACGTCGGCGAGGTCGACCGGTTCCTGCGCTTCTGTCACAAGCTGCGTCACATCAAGGGCCGCCAGTTCGCCCGGCGGCCGTTCGACCCGGATCTCTGGCAGGTCGTCTACGTCATCGCGCCGCTCTTCGGGTGGCGGCGTGCCGACGGGACGCGGCTCTACCGGATGCTGTACCTCGAGGTCCCGAGGAAGAACGGGAAGAGCACGCTCTGCGCGGCGATCGCCCTGTTCCTCCTGACGGCCGACGGGGAGCCCGGCGCCGAGGTGATCTCCGCCGCCCGGGACAAGGCCCAGGCCCGGGCGGTGTTCGGTGTGGCGTCGAAGATGGCGACCGCTGCGCCGGCGCTGCGCCGAAGGCTTCATATCGCTGACCGGCTCGGGCGGATCACCTACACGAGGACCGCGTCGGAGTACCGGGTGATTTCCTCGGACAAGGGTGGCCTATCGAAGCACGGCATGAACCTCCACGCCGCGGTCATCGACGAGCTCCACGTCATCGCCGACCGGGAGCTCATCACCACGATCGAGACTGGGACGGGCTCGCGGGTGCAGCCGGTCATCGCGTACATCACCACGGCGGGGGTCCCGTCGGAGTCGCCAGTCTGGGCCGACAAGCGCGACCTCGTCGTCAAGGTCGCGGAGGGCACCGTCACCGACACCGAGCTCCTCGGGGTTATCTACGCCGCGGACCCGAACGTCGTCGAGACCGGCGCGTGGCGCAAGCCCGAGACGTGGAAGCAAGCGAACCCCGGCTATGGGATCTCGGTCGGCTCGGAGTACCTGGCGACCGCCGCGGCCCGAGCCGAGATCTCCCCGGCGGACCTCAACGGCTTCCTCCGGCTGCATCTCAACGTCCCGACCGAGTCGATCGCCGGGTGGATCCCGGTGCCGATCTGGGACCGCTCCGCGTCGATCGTCGACGAAGCCGACCTCCTCGGGGAGCCGTGTTACGGCGGCCTCGACCTCGCCTCGTCCCTCGACCTCTGCGCCCTGATCTGGGCGTTCCCCGACGACGAAGGCGCCGTCGACGTCCTCTGTCGCTTCTGGACGCCACGCGACACGCTGCGGGCCCGGGCGCATCGAGACCGTGCCGCGTACGAGCTCTGGGAGCGTGAGGGGTTCCTGACCGCGACCACCGGCGAGACCATCGACTACGACGCCATCGAGCTCGCCGTCGCCGAGGACCTGGACCGCTTCGACGTGCAGAGCATCGACTATGACCCGTGGGGATCGAAGCAGCTCGAGACCCACCTCCGCGACGCCGGCGCGCCGATCATCCAGTGTCGACAGGGCTACGCGTCGCTGTCGCCACCCATGAAAGAGACCGGGAGCCTGATCTATGACCGGCTGCTCCGACATGGCGGCAACCCGGTACTGCGTTTCTGCATCGGGAACACCAAGGCCGTCAGCGACCCGGCAGGGAATCTCAAGCCCGACCGGAAAAGTTCGATGGGCCGCATCGACGGCACCGTCGGTCTGGTGATGGCGATCGGGGGATGGCTGCGCTCAACGTCTGGGGGCCGGTCCGTGTACGAAGATCGCTCGGTCGAGGTGGTGTGAGGCATACCGTGGCGGGCGTGAACGGTCTCGGGTGGGCGTGGCGTCGAGTCACCAAGAGCCGACCCGTCGTGTTGAACTTGAAGAGCGGCGAGTCGGTCAAGGGTCTGCTGGTCCGCACGACCGGCGCGCTCCTTGAGCTCCGTCAGGCCGAGACGCTCGCCGACGGGCGTGTCGTGCCGATGGACGGCACCGCGGTCATCGACTCGAGCAACGTCGCGTTCGCCCAGGTGCTCGACGCGGTCCCTCCACCCCACGGGTAGCCGATGCCCTACGTGATCTCTTCGGGGGCGCTCGTCCCCGCTGGGCCTCCGACACCGGTCGTGATGCCGGCGATCGCTCGGCGTGGCATCTCGCTGTATCCGAACCTCACCGCGGCGTATCAGACGATCTATCGCACCCAACCGAACGTGCGGACCGTCGTGTCGTTCCTCGGCAAGAACATCGCGCAGCTCCCGATCCGCATGTTCCGCCGCGTCGACGAGATCAACCGCCAGTCTTGCTTCGACCACCCCGTCGCGATGCTGCTCCGGAATCCGAACATCCGCACCAGCCGCTTCAAGTTCATGCGCGCCCTCGTCGAGGACCTCGGCATCTTCGACAACTTCATCGCACTCAAGATCTCCGACCCGCGCACGCCGAGGAAGCAGCTGGTTCGGATCCCCCCGCAACGCGTCGAGGTGCTCGGCCCGAACTTCTTGTTCCCCGACACCTACCGGATCTACCTGCCGTGGAAGCCGTTCCTCGACGTCGACCACACCCAGGTCCTGCACATCTGCGGCTACAACCCCGAGGACTCGCGCTGGGGACTGTCGCCGATCGAGACGTTGCGGCGCATCCTCGCCGAGGACAATGCCGCCGGCGAGTACCGCGAGCAGCTGTGGTCGAACGGCGCCCGCGTCTCGGGGTTCATCGAACGTCCTGAGACCGCGCCGAAATGGTCCGACCCGGCACGCGACCGATTCCGCGAGGGCTTCCGAGACGACTTCGCCGGCAACGGCCCCTACTCCGGCGGCTTCCCCGTCCTCGAGGAGGGCATGACCTTCAAGCAGGCCAACATGAGCTTCGCCGAAGCCGAGTACCTCGGCGCCCGCAAGCTCACCCGTGCCGAGGTGGCATCCGCGTATCACGTCTCGCCCGGGCTCGTCGGGATCATGGAAGAGAAACAGACCGTCGCGAACGCCGACTCGATCCACCGCAACCTGTACTCCGACGCCTTTGGGCCGCTCTGCGCTGACATCGCCGAGGAGCTCGCCCGCCAGCTCGTCCCCGACTTCGAGCCCGAC